CGGCCAGCGGGCCAAGGCGTACTCCAGGTCCACGTACCGGACCGTCCCGACCGAGCCGTCCTGAATGGACTCCTCGCCCGTGGCCCAGAAGAGGCTCGGCTTCCAGAGCCGGCCCTTGACCTCGCCCACCCACCGGGGCGGAAATGCCTGCTCGTCCCAGTCCACGCGGCTCTCCCACCAGAGTTTGTAGACCCGGTAGCCGTAGATCTTGCCGCACAGGATGGCCTTGAGCTGCTCGATCTCCATCCCCTCGGCGTTGAGGCCCCGCTCCCACATCCATTGCAGCCAGCCCTGCCAGGCCTCGGACGCCTCGGCGTCGCCCGGCTCCCGCGGGTCGCAGAGAAACTGCGGCTGCTGGCGGCTGATCTTCGCCGCCTCCTGCATCGACGAGGGCCAGATGTAGTTGATCACGATCCAGTCCCAGTCCTTGTGCCGACGCCTGCCGCCGAGCTGCTCGGAGAAGAAGTATTCGAGGTTCTCCCGCCACAAGTCCGACCACGCCCTCGTGACGGCCATGCCGCGGTCCTCTTCGTCCTGCAGGGCCTGGACCAGACGCTGCTGGGGCGTCTGGCCGGAAGCCGGCGATTCTTTCAGTTCCAGCGCGATTCCCATCGTGTCGTTCCTTACGCGTCCACCCAATCACTCGTTTTTTCCTGGCCGATCCTGGCCAGTTCCCGCATCATGCGAGTCATGTGTTCCTGATCCCACCGCTGGGCGTCCTGCGCCCACTGCTGCACCGCCTCCTCGAAGGACCCCGCCGACAGGTAGTTCCACAACATCGGCACCGGATAGGGCTCGGCAAGGCCCTGGCCCGGCACGTACGAACCGGCCCGGCGCTGGAGCCGGCCGGCGACCTGGCTGGTCGCCGCCACGAGGGCCGCCGCTTCGTGCATCGCCATGTCAGTTGTCCTCCCACTGCGCCGCCTTCTCCTGTCCGAGTCGGGCGAGTTCCCGAAACGCCCGAGTCGCATGCTCCTGCCGCCATCGCATGAGATCGGCGGCCCACTGCTCGAGACCCTGGCGAACGTTGGAGCCGCGCAGGTAGTCCCACAACATCGGAACGGGATAGGGTTCGACCAGGCTCTGGCCCGGCACGTAGTCGCCGGGTCGGCGCTGGAGCCGGCCGAACACGAACGACTGGGCGTCGATCCGACCGGAGACGCCGTGGATCCTGGACAGTCGGGCCGCGGCCCCGAACACCGCCTCGATCGAACCGGCCGCCTCGTGCATCACGCCGACCGGAATGCCCACGTAGGGTCCGATGGGCACCCCGAAAGTGGCGCCCGGCGTCGTCGTCTGACACGGTCCGATGTTGACGTTAAAGGCCAACGAGCGCTCCTAGTTGCAGGCCCGCGTTCAGGCAGGGCGATCCCGATTGCAGGCGGAAGTCGTCGTTGGCCGGGTCCACCAGCAGCGGATCGGCCGTGAGGTCGCTGGGGCCCTTGCTCGCATTGACGACGTCCGTCGTGTTGTTCCAGCAGTTGTAGTTCAAGAACACCCGGTCCTGCACCTGGTCCAGCGACAGCCCGGTCGTGTTGCCCGAAAGGATGGTGTTCAAGATGGCGGAGGGAACTGCGCCGGTGTTCAGCGCAGCGCCGGCCGCCAGCGAGATTCCCGTCGTGTTGCCGTACAACACCCCGCCGTAGACTCGGAACGACGCGTACTGGCCCGTGAACATCAGGCCGGTGGCGCAGCCCGAGACGGCGCAATGAACGAGATGGTAGGACGGCCCGGTGGTGGTTCCGTTGCCGCGGAAACCGACCTTGCTGTCGTGCATCCAACAGGCGACGAACATCGGAACGCTGCTGCCGTGGGCGTACGCGGCGTATCCGTTGGCCGACACGAACTCGCAGAGAAGATACACGTTGGACTGCGACCACAGCGCGTCCCGGTCGGCCGTGGCGCTGGTGTTCTCCACCCGCAGGTTTCGCCGCATCAGACCGCCGGCTTCATCGGCCAGGACGCTGGTGGCCTGGCCGGTGATGCGGAGATTGTACAGGTCCATGCCGGGCGAGGAACAACGGAGCTGGTAGCCCGTGCCGAAATCCAGCAGCGGCCGGTTGTTGCCGATCGGTTCGTCGCCGCGACTCGTGTCGTACCCGATGACGTCGTACGAGATCCCGGTGGAGATCGTCTCGGCGAGCGTATAGGAGCCCGACTGGATGTAGATCAGGTTGCCAACGGCTTTGGAGAGACCGCTGAAGAAATCCTGGTCCAGCGATCCCCCGATTTTGAACGCGCCGCCGACCACGCAGGTGACGCCGACTCGGCTGGCGCCGGCGCTGCGGTCGATCGTCACGTGATTGCCGTCGATGCAAGCGGTGATCTGATACCAGGCGATCGCCACTCCCCCGCCGGCGAGATAGCAGGTGTTGCCGACCATCGCGGCCGTGAACCCGCCCGTCGCGGAGGACAGGCCCGTGCCGGCGCCGTCGGTGACGCCGTCGGTCACGGACAACACCGCGCTGTCCTGCTGGGAATAGTCCACGGAGGTGCCGGGGTCCAGGTCGTAGAATCCGCCCCCGTTGGTCTGCGACCCCGTCGTCCGCACCTCCCAGATGGTTCCCGCGTTGATCGCCACGGCCGTCTCCTAGTCCAGTTGGACGTCCAGGGCCCCGACGGAAAACCGGATCGCGTCGTTGGCCGTCACGTCTCGCGCCGCCGCCAGCGTCGCGCAGAACAGCATGTTGCCTGCCGTCGAGGCGTCAAATCCGGCGAATCCGTAGATCGTGCACCAGGACTGGACCGCCGTGGTGAACTCGATGATGGCGGCGTTGTCCAGCGCCCCGCCCGAGGCCGGCGTCCAGGTCGCAGCGCTGGTGTCCTGACGGCCGTAGGAGGCCGCCGTGGGCTCATAGGGCGTCGCGGAGTCAGACAGGGCCGTATCCGAATTGCACACGCCGACCCAAATCGTCACCTCAGCCAGCGGGCTCTTCTGGAAGAGCTGGTCCATCAGCGCGTTTTCCAGATAGTCGCTCAACGTTCCCACGTCAGTACTCCTTCACCAGGGCCTTGATGCGTTTGGCCTCGGTCGCGTCGCCCACGTTGTAATAACGGGGCCACAGGTACGCCGCCCCCCGGGAACTGAAGCAGACCCAGGCCAGTCCATCCGAGAGGAGATTGCCCGTGCTGACGTCCCCCCACTCGCTGGTGTCCGCGACGGTCAGGTCGTCGTAGAACAGACGCGTCGTGTTGTCCGCGTTCGTCAGGTCCGCGATCGCCGGGCCCGCCAGCCCCGTCACGTCGCAGACCCGCTGCGGGATCTTGTCCAGACCCGCGGCCCACAGCTCGCAGCCGAAGGAGCCGGTGGCGTCCTCCGCCGCCTCCGCGTAAAAGCCCACCTGCACCATGTGCGCCCCCGGCTGCAGCGCGAACAGGGTTCGATTCTTCGTAAAGTCCGTCAAGCGCCGCCCGGCGGTCAGCCCGTCGATCGCCGCATCGTCCGTCGTCACGTCCACGCCGCCCCGCATCTCCTGCCATCCTGCAAACGCCATCATGGTTCCACCTCCAGGTCCTCGTCCGTGTCCGTCGCTCCGTTCGTATGATTCTGCTCGAGGGGCGCGTCCCATTCGGTCAGGGCCGGCCGGCCCTCCTTCGCCCCCCAGGCCATCTTTTCGCCCAGGCCCATGCCGTACCGCATCAGGGCCGCCCCCCCGGCGGCCCCGATCAGAAGCCCCATCGCAAAACCGATCGCCAGTCCCGTCGTCATGTCCGTGCCCCGGTCAATGAGATCAACCAAGTCCCCTTTCGTCACGTCGTGTGCAGATCGTCCTCTTCGTCCTCCTCGAGGTCGCTCCCGTCGTCGAGAGCCCCGGCGTACGACAGGTCGTTCAGATCCCGCGGACGCTCCTCGCCGACGCTGCCGGTATGCCCGCCCTTGTAGGGCTTGGCCGACATCGGGCAGCGTTTGTGCACCTGCAGGGCGATCATCGCCGAGAACAGCAGGTCGTCGTGCTCGCCGGGCAGGGCCTCGGCCCGGCCGTTCTTGTTGCGGACGAAACTCCGCATCTCGTCGAGCAGCTCGGAGAAGACCACCTTGACCGCCGCCTCTTTGGCCGCGACGAGAAAATCGTCCACCAGCCACTTGCGCGTGATCGAGGTCGTCCGCCAGCCCAGGACCTCGCTCTCGCCCTCGGTGATCCGGTCCTCGTGGATCGCGCGGTTGTAGAGATTGGGATAATTCCGCTCCTTGAAGTGCGACAACAGCACCATGCTCGCCGGCATCTCCGGGCCCACGTACGCCTCGTTGAAATACATCGCGGCCCGCCAGGCCTGCCTGGCCAGCTCCTTCTGGTCGCCCCGGCCCTGGTAGATCGCAACCACTTCTCCCGTGTTGCGGTCCAGGACCGTGATGCCGTCTTTGTCCAGCTCGCTCTTGGGATTGTTCACGTCACTGAGCCGACCCTCCATCGAATCGATCCCGATCGCGTAGTCGCCGTCGTCCCGGACGGAGCCCCGCATCAGCCAGGAGTTCTGCAGCTCGTCGGTGTCCACGACCTCGACCGCCCCGGCCGTCTCGTCGAAGACGATCCGTCGAATCCCCCCCGTCGCCAGGTACAGGGCCTGCCGCGTCTGGATTTCACTCGAGAACACCGGATTGCCCGAGGACTGGAACGCCTCTTCCCAGCACGAGGGATACTGCTCGGCAAAGAGGGCCAGGTCCCCGTTCATCTCGGCCAGCTTGCACTGGCGCCAGTAGAGCTGCGCCTCCGTGAGGCGGTATTTCTGCTGCAAGGCCCGCTCATCCCTCGAGAACGTCGTCCCGGGCCGCGGCTCGATCGCGTAGTCCGGGAACATGTACCAGCCGACGAAGATCGGCAGATACCGGCTGAAATCCTCGGGATGCTTGCGGCGCCACTTGACCGCGTCCCGCCAGGCGTCGTAGAAGTACCCGCCCTGCCCGTTGGCCGTGGTCTCCCGCACGATCGTGGTGCCGGGCTTGAGCGGCACAATCTCCTGGAGGCCCGCCATCTGGGTCTCGGCGTTCTCCCAGCGGCTGATCTCCGAGCAGTGGAGGAACTGGGCCGTGAAGGAGTGGCCCAGGGACAACTTTCCGGCCGTCTGGGCGATGAACTGGCTGCGGTGCGGCCGGCTGTACCGGATCTCCTTGCGGTTGGTCGCGTCCTTGGGACGACGCTGGCCCGCCGGCAGGTCCTCGTCGAAGATCTTGGTCATCCCGAAGATGTGGTCCGTCGAGTCGGCGTCGACCGAAACGGCCATCGCCCGCCAGTTCGGATACTTCAGGACCTCGAAATACCCCTCGGCCTCCAGCCAGGTCGAACCGCCCCACTGGCGGAACTTGAGCAGATCCAGCCGCACGGGCAGGCCCCGGCACCGCTGCTCCTGCATCGCCATGTGCAGACGAAGCTGCACCGGATTGGGCTTCAAGAGAACCCGCGTGCCCGCCTTGGTGATGATGTGCAGGTTCGTGGCGATCCACTGAAGCCGCTCGGCATCGGGTTGTACGATCCCGTCACCCACTGACCACCGCCGATTCGATCTGCCGGGCCTGCTCCACCATCCCCGCCAGGGCCGCCCGGTGCGCCTGCAGGGCCTCGATCATCCGGTCCGTCTCCTCGACGTTGCCCGGCAACGCCCGAACCCCCATCTCCCCGGTCACCTCCTGCTGCTCCTTGTAGCCGTGCCGGGCCATCAGCGCCAGCTTGGTCACCTGGGCGTCCGAACGGCACTCCAGGCCCCGCCGCAACAGCCGCGCCTCCTGCACCGTCATCGCGTACTCCCAGGCCGCCATGAACACCCGGTTGCCCTTGAGAGGCCCGGATAGCGTGCTGTTCGAAATCCCCTTGGCCACAAGCCACTCGACCATGATGTAGTGCTCCGGGCTCTCCCAGAGCCACTCCACCAAATCGTCCGCCAGCGCCTCGCACATCGGCTCGGTGTACAAGATCCCGGAAATCTTCGAACCGGCCACCGGCGGCGCCGGACCCTTGGGGACCTCCACCTCGATGCTCCCGGGCGGCAGACCCAACTCCAACTCCCTCGCCCGAGCCGCCGCCTTGGCCTCCTCCAACTTCCGCAACGCCTCGGACTCCCGAAGCTCGGCCTCCACCGCCGCCGCCTCAATCCGCTCCAGAACCTGCGAACGGACGCTCCGCAGCCGACCCGACGCCATCTTCGGAATTCGCGGAACCCGCGGAGTCTTCGCCGCCTTCGACGCCTTCGCAGCCCGACGGGCCCGAACCTTCCCCGGACCCGACGGAACCGCCGGCTCGCCCGAACCCGTGCTCTCGACCGAATCGGCCATGCGAACCCCCCAAAACTCCACTCCCCTACCCCCTCGATTCCAACAAACGCCCCCCGAGATGTCAACGGCATATTTCTCCTCCCGAAACATACCGTACCGCATGGGACCCACCCTCACAGCACGATACCTCCGCCAGAGGCCCTAGGAGGCCCGTGGAGGTTTATGGGGCTGATTACCCGCCTGGAGGGGTGTTCGGGCCTCCTGCAAAGCGTGGTGCGTTATTTCGGGCCTTCCGTGAGGAGGTCGAACCATGTTTTCGGGGCTGGGGCGTAGGAGGGAGGGATAGTACCAGGGGGGAGGGGGTGCCGGGGGGGGGGCCGCCCCTCCACCCCCTCCACCCCGCACAGACGCTCCGCTAGCTCCAGCCGTCTCGATCGTCACACGAAATCCAAACGCTTCAATCAACACACTCGATGCACTCGATACACAAGGCACAGGACGCCAGGCGGGGGGGCGGCCGCTCGGGCCCCCTCGCTGCGGAAATCTGCCGCCGTCCGTTTGGCATGTCTTCGGCATCGGCGTATGCTTTGGACATCGGCGGGAGGTATCGTGCCTATCGCCCACACGACCCAACGGAGGAGCCCGACCATGTGCAAACGAGCCTACGCCTGGATCTGCAACACCCTGATGCCCCGCGAGGTTTACCTCATCGCCGCGATGGCCTACCTCGCCATGTGCTGATCGCCCAGCCCCCCCCAAAGCGATTGGCCGGAAAATTACAATAAACCGGACAATCCACCCCGCAAACGCTTGACTTACGCTCGGATCGTGGTACAATGGACGCAGTAAACCCGCCAATCCGAAGCCCCTAACCTGGAGGAACACCATGGACCGCAAGAAGTACCTGGACGCCGACGAAGTCCGCAGGCTCCGCACCGTGACCGAAGCCCAGGCGATCACCGACACGCAACACGGCCGAGTCGCCGGGCCGCTGGCCTGGATCGTCGTCGATCTGGCCCTGTCCACGGGCCTGCGGGTCTCGGAGCTGGCCGCGATCCGCGTCGCGGACATCGACCTCAAACGCGAGATCCTCACAGTCACACGCCGCAAGAAACGCCAAGCCAAGCCCGAGAGCCTCAACATCGGCTCCGACCTCGCCACGCACCTGCGGGCCTACCTCGATTGGCGGAAGACCGCCGACCGCCAGGGCGACACGCTCCTGATCGGCAAACGCGGGGCCCTGAGCCCCGAAGGCATCGCAGCCGTCTGGGAGAAGGCCGTAGCCCGTGCAGGCCTGCCCGCCGAGTACACCGCCCACTCCGCACGCCACACCTGCGCCACGCACCTGCTCGCCAGGACCCACGATCTACGCCAGGTCCAAAAACAGCTCGGCCACTCCTCGCCCACCGTCACGGCCAACATGTACGCCGACGTCAGCGACGAGCGAATGAAGGCGGGCGTCGAAGGGCTCTACGGCTAACGTGCCTATCTTGCCCATTCTCTGTAATCGCCACAACCGATACAATCACTACAATCACTACAATCACTACGCGCACGTACCACGCCAGCTCGTCGGTTTGGGGCTCTTTCCCCCCCCTTCTTCTCCCTCGCATGAACCCCGCACACACAGTAGGCATTCCGGTCGCATTCTTCCTCGGCTCTTCTCCGCAGAGATTGTCGAGCGGAGCGAGCGGGGGTTCGGGGGGCAAGGCCCCCTGAGTCTGGCCACGCCAGACGCGTCTGAAGAGTCACTCAAGAGTCAAGACTCTGTCTCTCGCGAGACGCGAGAATCTTGCGTCTCATGCGAGACGCAGGATACGCCGGAATGCTTGCGTCTCGCACGCTCTCTTGTGTCTCACGCGAGACGCACGATTCTCGCGTCTCGTGCGAGACGCACGAATTCTTGTGTCTCACGCGAGACGCACGAATCTTGCGTCTCATGAGAGACGCACGATACGCATCAAGAACCGCGGGCCGGGCTTCTGGGCCTTGGACGGGGTGCCTCTGTGATGTAAGCCCTGGTGCTATCGGAGGTTAGATATGTTCCCACATGGCCAGAACGGGGAAAGACCGATGGTGCAGTGGGAATAGCCTGCCCGAAGGGGTTCGCTGAGTCAGTTCTCGCTTAGCTCCTCGGCCGTCGGCGGGTCGATCCATAGCTCGATCTGCTCGGGAGTCGGAGCCACGCCGCCGTTGCCCGCCGTCCACTCGTCGATGAGCTTCTGCCGCTGCGGATCGTGCTCGACGGCCTGGGGTTTGGCCGGTGCGGGCGTCGGGGCCGGGCTCTGCGGGACCTCTGGGGCCGCGGGGGTCTCGGGGACCTCGACGGGCTCCTGGATGACCGCAGGGGCCGCAGCCGCTGCGTAGGTGTATCGTGCGCTCTTACGGGTCGTTGCCTTGGCCACCATGGCGATGATCCCCAACCGCTCCAGCTTCTCCAGGGCACAGCGTCCGAGGAACCGCGTCTCGCCGCCCGCGTCGTCTTTGCCGAGGATGATGGAGCCCGCCTGGGCCTGCGAGATGAAGAACTCGCCGTTGGGATTGGCCAGGGCCAGGGCGTAGAGAATCCGCCCGAGCCTCTGGACCCGGACGGGAAGAGCCGAAAGCTCGGGCCTCTCGAAGCGGTCCGCCTCGTCGCAGGCGAGGGCCCACTGATTCCCGGCCGAGGCCTGGACGCGGCGATTGTCCCACGTCTCGCAAAAATACAGCCATGCCTGATCCCACAGCAAGGGCTCCCCGCTCGGCGTGATGAGATGCTCGGCGCAGGCGTCGTACCATCGCCGCAGATAGGGCTCCAGATCGTCCGCGCCGTACTCTGCCGCCCGGGGGTGGCCGACCAGATACCTTGCGAAACGGAAGATCGCCGCGTTGGCCCGCCTGCCGCTGCGTTGCTGCGTCATGCGGGTGGCACTGATGGCCTGCTCGGTCAACTCGTCAAAAACGCTCGGGACCTGCT